TTATAATACCCCCGTTTAAAAATGGATTCCGATGATTTAACTAAATGCCGCAGTGACTGGATTAGAATAAGGGCATACTCAGGAGATCCATTTCCCTCGAACTCTTCAAGTGCTTCATCGGCGGGATGATCGGGGTGGAATCCGATAACCCATGTCCCGTCATGCTTTTCGTTCTGATTATCTAACCAAAGGTCAAACTCTTCGGCTGACATCTTGCTGAACCCAGTCCATGCCACTACATCCACAGAATCATCATCTGGGCAGTCTTCTTTAATGCTAAGACACTCCTCTATATCCCCAGTGATGTGCATTCTAACTTTATCCCTTGCCCATGCTTGTTTTGCGTAAGGACATGGGGGCAGTCCATTAAACTCCTTGCTCGGGACTTCCAACACTTTGCTGGACCAGTCTTTGATCTCCTCTTTGATGAGGTTCATTTTTATGCGGCCATTGAAGTACCAGGTACATTGCCAGGAGCAGTCCCTAGCTGGCCAATCAATGCGTTCTTTTGTTGGGTCTGCATCATTTCAAGTTGCCCCGCATAAGTCTGTAGTCTCTTGGCGAAGTTTTCATCTTCTTGCATTCTTTGTACGACATCAGTCGCGGGCACTTCGGGAGTTCCTTGTAAGTACTGCTGAAGCTGTTGTAAACGAAGCTGTGAATTTACACCTTGTTGCGGTACATTAACAACTTGCCCCGATGCAATCTTGGCGATGTCAGATGAAGTTTCCTGAATCTCTTTGTCGGTTGCCACTTCAACTGGAGCGATCAGTTGGCCGGCAAGGTTTGGATCGACTGCTTCGAGATACTTTCGGAGGTAGGCATCTGTCTTAAAAGTACCCTGACGATCATACTGAACCATGATTTTACCAACAGTATCCAATTTCTGAAGGACCTTCTCTTCGTCCGCATTCAGCGAATTCCATGTGATATTGAAATCATAGACAGAACTGGTTTCATCTAAAATCAAAGTGGCTCCCTGTTCATTATTGGTCACACGAAACCAAACCTCGGGACCAGCGTATGTCCGATCCAATGCCCAAATCCGTTTAAGCAACTCTTTCCACCCGCCTAGCCAGCGGTTGACTAAATTCTGACGAATCATGTTTGCTTCAACTGCATCATCGGGACTGGTTGCCCGCCCTGTCAATTTAGCCGCAATCTGTCTGATCTGCATCTCCACTTCCATCGATGCGGGCGAGTAGCGGGGGATTTCCATAAACCCAACCTCTCCCCTTCGGCGGACTGCCAAGTGCGCCCCCGGCCCGAGACGATCAGGCTTCCGGCCAGCCTGGAATTCGACTGGAGGCATCGTGGACATCGATGCACGATTTCTTCGATCATCCATCTCCGTTTTGACTGCAATTTGATAAGACTTTAAAAGCTCGGGATATCCCCGCGAATCAAGTAACCGATGGTTTAAACTTTCGCGTGTGATACAAACGAATGGATATCTGCCCTGGTCATATTCCATCGGACTGTGAAACCCATGCCCCTCGGCCTCATCAGCCCAGCAAGTAATTGTGCAAATCGGCACATCATCCTCATCAAGCTCTTTTCGGTAACTGGTGACAACGCGAACCATACCTTCGTAATCCTGAGTGCCATAAAAGTTTCCGCTATCATAAGACATGAGGTCAGAACTGTAACTTTCATCGGCATAAAAACCCTTCGAGTTTTCCAGCACCTCCTCAATCCATTCTTTATCCCATCCCTCGTTGACCTTTTGCATCAGAGCTTCGGGAGAATAATAGTGGATGCAGTGAATGCTCCGAGCAGACTCCAAATCGATTACATTTGAATCGATGATTATTTCCCGCCCTAATTCATACGCTTTTACTGCCGGGCGATTAACCACCACTTTTTCTGTGGGGATTTGAGTCTGTCCGTCCTTTCGCAATTCATTAATCATTTTGCGAACCCGCCTCTTTTTCAGATTCGGGAATAAACCAAATAGCATTTCTTCCACTCCCTCTTTCATTTCGGGGTCTTGGATCGCCATTGCTAGTTCGGGGCTTTGCTGGGCGATTTGTTCGAGGTTAATGTCCTGAAATACGCGAGTGGTTTCCCTTTTCCAATATGTTCCGAAAAATGTGAGTCCATTTTGCAGTAAATAGTTTGCCCCGATTGCACCCTCTCTTCCGAGTTCCTCCATGCTCCCCATTCGCCACTTTAAAAATTCACTTACCAGTTTAGCCGAGCCAATGTCACCCGATTCCACGGGGGCGGCTACGAGGTTAGACTGCGACAACGATTGATTCAACATCGCCACATCGCCGTCAATCAATGGATTTACTAGATTGGGATCGAGATCAGAACTGCCAGGCCACGGAAATGCCTCCGGTCCGTTCTTCTTTCCGCTTTCGTCTTTACCCGCCCATTCGTTAAATCGACATTCCCTACCCTGTTCCGCTTTATCCATCCAAAAAGAGAGATCCGCTTTCGCATCATCGAACTCCTTTTTAATGGCATCTACATCCGGCCCTTTTTCATCAAATTCCTGTATTTCCATTTTTAATCTCCAATCTTAACATTATTTTTTTAAGTTTTTTCAGTGCTTCTTTTTCGACTCGGTGGACGGTTGTAAGAGGCACTCCGATAAATTCGCTGATTTCCTTAAGAGTATGCGTTTTCGGGTCTCTTCCCGTATCCATTGCCGCCAATCCTTCTTCGACCACCATGTGTCTGAGCATGGCATCGATCCTCGCTTCCTGTTGATCATGCGATTCGATAGAGATCATCGTCCACCCGTTTAACCAATACCTGACTCTTTGGCGGATGGTTTGCCTCGGGCCGCTTTACGCACCTCGCCACTCCTTCACGATCATCAAAATAGATAAGCATTAATCGAGGGTTGGGGACTAGTTTAAGCACCCTTGCCATAATCGCCTTGGGGGCTGAGACGGGAATTTCCTCCCCCTCCTTTGGGGCTTCCTTCCATATCCCGATGCAAGTGCCTTTCGGGATACCCGTTTGCTTGCAAATCTTTGCCCAGCTTACTCCATCTTGACGAAGTTCCACCACTTCCGCCCGTTTTTCCTCACTCCATTTTTTCTTAGTTGCCATAAAATTAATACCCTCCGCTTGACGGGGTTGACATCATTTCCTCCTCACTGAAATATTCGAAGTTCCCGATGCAAAAATATCTACAGACATCAACAAAATCTTTTGAAAAATCCTTCAAGTTTCCGGGAGTGTAAGCCTGAAGACAACTTATTAGATTTTGACATTCGTCCGAAAACATCAATTTGGGCTTATTATCCAAATCCATCGGTTTATCGCGATCCCATGCTAATAAATTATTGATTGCCTGTAATCCTGTCTCGATATCGAGTGCTTCCGCCGGCTGAACGATGATATCTTCATCCGATAAATCATCTATAATGTTGGAACTACCTTCCGCTTTCTGATAGCTCGCCGCTCCTAAACGCGGGTCGATTATCCGAATTATTTCACTATCCCCACAAATCTTCTCCATCCTTCGGATTTCTTCTGCATAATCTCTTAAACCGTACCCGTTCGGTTGGGCCGCCTCGCCAGCGGACAGCTTGTCCTTCGTTAGGTCAATCCAGCCTCCCCAGGTATCGAAGTCAGGAAATTCCTTAACTGCCCAGGCTACCCCATGAGGATCGATTGCAAAGAGGACCATTGTCCAAGGTTTCGCTCCCGCCGGGTCGATGGAAAGAACCCAGTTTGCTTCGGAGAAATCGGGGAGTTTTTCCGATTGGACGAAGTTCTTGTCGGTAAGATTGGGAAAGATTGCCCGACTTTGACGAACTGGGACTCCATAAGCCCGACAAAGGATAGTCTCCCTCTTCTCTCCCTCTAACTGATTCTTCATCGCCGCCCAGCCGCCAAAGGGATTCGCCGCTGTGTGGAAATAAACCACCGAACTGGCTTTGCGGATGGGCTGCTGGACGAGGGGGACTTCTTCGCCGTCTAGGAGGTCCGCTTTCGTTGATTCTATGGTGCGGGCTCCCGTTAGCATCGATTTGACTACGCTGTTCCATCCGTCAACGGCGGTGAAGCTGATAATTCCCTTGGAATTGCGGGTCACGGTCCGAAATCGAAGGGTATTTACCCATGACATCGGCACAAGCTCATCTGCCCAATATCCAATGTTATGTGTTCCGTTGACCGGATCTTGCGGTGAACCGATTTCTCCTCCTTCGATTGTCGAAATGTCCTGAGCCCAGTATCTAAATATACATTGGCTGGAATTGGGCAGTGTAAATTTCGCGCCCGTAAATCCGTTTTTTAACGAAAATACGAGATATCCGACCTTACCTCTACCTAATCCTTTTAATTCTTTTGGAAGAGCATCAAAGATTAATTTCTGTTGGAATTGCACAGAATTAGCCGCCGTTTCCGTTAAGCACCAAATTATAGTTCCGGGGTTTTCAACGAGGCATTGAACTACCCGCTTGGCCGCCCAAAATGACTTGCCAGCCCTATTCCCTCCCATAACGAGAATTTCCGAGTGAGTCTTCAGTTCCTTATCCGCTAATTTCCAGGTATCCAGTTCAAAGCCAAATCTATAAGGATCACTTTTTTCATCTTTGATCGCTTCTTCTCTTTTCTCCCAGTATGCGAGGATTGCTTCGGGGGACATGGACAGCATCTCCGATTTTGTCAGAGGCGGGAGAGCGGGGTGCGGTGTCCAGGTAAGTGGCATTAGTCCGATTGTAGCATTTTCCGACTGCATCTACCCACAATTGGTGAAAATTTTTTTATGGGCTACAATCGGTCTCGGTGATCGGCTGGCCGCCAAATCCGACCCCCCTCCCCCCCTCCTTTGTGGTAAAAGCATAATATTTTTTCAAACAGGAAAAGCACTATTTATTACGCAAGTTGTTGTTAATTAATAGTATGCACGATATTTTAGCGACTGCCTCTTGGTTCGTGCAATAATGATTATGTCTAATTGTACTTGCCAGATCCCTTATTGATAATTCATTATCATAGTACTGCACCGATTAATTTCATGCCGACTAAACGACCAAGAAAAGTAGAATATGCTGAGAATCTTCCAGCGAACCTGAAGACCGAAGATGTATGCCCATCAGTTTGGACCGGCCAACAGCTATTCGATAAAAGACCCAAGGACTACGCTAAAGTAGTTCAGATGTTAGCTCAGGGGGCAACAGTCTCATCGATAATTAAAGCGTGTAAAGTTTCACCGCATACAGTTGCAATCGTTCGATCCCGTGAGGCAGATGCCCTGAAGGACTCTAAAAAGCATTTAAGAGGGTTAATCGGAACTGCTACCCATCTTGCTGTTGAAAAACTTATAACTAAACTCCAGGACGATGAAATACCCAACGGAGTCCTACCAATAGCTACCGGCATCTTAATCGACAAGCATCGCCAGTACGAAGGTGAACCTACTCAGACTATCGAAGTGAAGAAATCTCTCAGCCTAGATGAGATCCGAGCCGAGTTGGCCAATCTAAGAGATGAAAAAGTGGTAGATGCTGAAGTTACAGATGTATGAAAAAGATAATTCATATTAACCAGCATAAAATTCGCTCTAATCAAAAGACTGGCGAACGGGAGCCTGTTATCACTTGCAAGACTTATAAGGATAATACCTATGCCCACTCTGTTAGCGTGATGGATAAAGAGGGGACAGAGGCTTGCAAGATTGTCTATTCACCTGACAAACCTTTGTCCTGTGGAGCTAGAGTTTGGATTGCGACGACAAATCAAGTCATTCTAGGCTAAATATTTTCACTACGCAAACTGCTGACCATAAGCAGTTTAAATTTTATTTTATTGAAAGTGTAAAAGTTTATCTTGCTTTCCTGTATAGATAAGCTAGATTAAGAGCATGAACATTATTAAATTACTTAAAAGATATTCTCAGAAAAAAATTCAGCTTGGGCGCTTAAATAGTACAGAGCTTTTAGATGCGTGTCATTTGCATTTCTTGGGCCTTACAACTTTAAGAAAAGGCCGGATTATAACTCTAACCGAAAAAGGTACTAACGAACTAAAGAAATTACAGGAGGATAAATAATGAAGGGAATATTAATGAAATTGAGTATAAAACAATGGGAATCAGACGAAGCTCTCAAACCTTACTTGGATGAGGCCAAAGTATTTCTTTCAGTCTCACCAAGCGGAGCTTTGGGGCATGACTCTAAAGCAATTAAAGATATTGCTAGCATGCTAGTTATTAACGAACTAAAGAAATTACAGGAGGCTAAATAATGAAGGAAATGAAAGAAGCATTAAAAGAAATACTTAGAATCGTTCAGACCAATGGAGGATTACACGAAGGAGATGAAATAAATATTACTTATTGCACAGGTTTATGGAGAATTGAGCCAATAGCGAAGGACGCATTGAGAAAGGAAGCACAAGCAAACGCCCGCCATATCGATGACACAGAGGCTTGTACTTGCTTTCATACCGAAAAAGATATTGAAAATGAACTTTAACCACTCATTCGTTCCCCTCAAGCTCGCTGAAGCTCAAGCCTTTGTGGCCGAGCATCATCGGCACTCCAAACCTTTAAAGCGACATCGGTTCAGCATCGGAGTAAAAACCGAATTAGGTATCAAAGGTATAGCCACAGTCGATAATTGCTCCAGTTCTTGGGCTAACCGGCATGACCATATGGAGATCCGAAGAGTCTGCACCGATGGAACTAAGAACCTGGCATCCTTTTTACTCGGTAAAGCATCGATGGCCTGTTTCTGCATGGGGGCTAAGGTCGTATTTACCTACACAAAGCCCTATGAGGCTTGCAGTAGCCTTCTAGCAGATAATTGGGACATTGATGGGGTTAGCCACAGGAAAGGCCATATGCCTCTTATTAGATGGATGAAAGAATCTCCTTGGGAGAAAAAGATCGAAGGATATGTGGTTGACCTATCGACAGGCCGAAGAGAAACCAGCGAAGAGTACCGCAAAAATAAAACCAACCGAATGCTTAAAACTTTACGAGCATGGCAAGAAAAGTATAAGGATGCCGCATGACCGATAACCCAATTCACAGTTTCATTAAAACAATCGCCGATATTGACTCGGAGGTTGTATTTGCAACCAAGGCCGCTCCGAAGAATGATGTCGAAGGTTTATTCTTTAATATGCTTATGAGCCGAGCCGATGAATCTTTCATGGGTAATGTGAAAGAGTTGGCAGAACGGATGCCTGAAGAGCATTCCAGTATTGTTACGACAATCGTTTCCTATCTCCAGCGAGTATCCAAAGAAGAGGAGATTAATTAATGACCGATAAAAAACAATGGGGCGGTAAGCGCCCAAACCAAACAGGCAGACCTCCGAACCGCAAAGGAGTTAAACGAGTCCAATTTCATTGCATGATCGATCCAGCTACCAGGGATCAGATTAAGCATCTCTCCGAGCAGAAGAAATTATCTGCCGGACAAATCATTGACGAGTGGGCTGAAGGGAGTAAGGTATGAGCATGGAAGATTTCCCCTGGAACAAAGAACCCGATCAAAAGACACTGGCTAAAGAATATGCTGAGTGCCACAATTTGGATTTAGCTGAGACCGAAAAGAAATTTGAAGAGGCGAGGCTAAAAGTTATATATGAGATGAATCCGATATTAGACCCTAACTTTGAATCTTCTGATTCGGATACCGACATATAATCTCAAGATAGCCCGAATAATCGCCTAGAAGGCACACAGGGCTGTCTTTTATCGCCTGACCTATATAATTTAGCACGCTGGGGCATAAGACCGCCAATCCCGCCATTCCTCTGAATGCCCGATTTGCTGTGATTGACCGAGTGTAATATGTGACGGGTGATCCAACTGAATATTTATACCTCCTTGCCGATATAATATTTTGAACGAGTGAATGGGTAGGCTGAGTGATATCGGTTCCACCGGTTAATCGGTTAAGCTGATGATTCATTTTATTCTTTTAATCGGATGAGCTTGTAGGCTGATGGAGTAGTTGTCCTGGTACGGGCCGCCTTCAGGTGGTTTGGCGGACTATTGCGGTAGCTTTAGCTATTGGGCCGGCTACGGGCCAAAGCCTTAGTCCGAAGGACAACTACTTTTCAGCCTGTCTTTAGTCTAGAGAGTAGTAGTGTGTATACTATATAAGGCCGACACTACTACTCTTTTAACTATTTAATTAACTTATTCGCTTTTCAGTTCGAGCTTCAAAGAATAGATATTTTGATTACCCGGACCATTCTTTTCGACATTAATTTTACTTTTTGAGAGGTTATATATGCTCGTCCACATGGCATCGGTAATCTTGTTATTTGTCTGCTGTTCTAAAAGTTCAATAACTTTCGATTTACCAGTAATCGGCTTATCTTCTAACAGCCCCAAAAACTTCTCGCATAAGGCCTCATTAATCTTTTTTTGGATTGAGGAGGCTTGTCCTGGCTTTCTGAACTTGGCTTCGAGGTCGGGCTTATGTTGGAAAAGGGGGAAGGTATCGGCAGAGAATTCGAGGACTTTTGGGGGTGAGAATGGACAGTTTCGGGAGGTGGTTTCGAGGACTAGGTGTTCCTCCTCCTCGTGTGAGGTGAGGGTGAGTATGGCATCGGGATCACGGGCAAAGACACCTGAACCACTCGCTCGGTCGATATGATCGGTTTCTGACTTGTTACCCTTGGAGAAGTGGTGGGCAAAGACTATGGCGGCACCAGTTTCCTCGGAGAAATCCTCGATCAGATTAACGATTTCGCCTACCGCCTTGGCATCATTCTCGTCTACTCCTGTGGCTAATTTGTAGTAGGGATCGAGGATAATTAATTCGTAGTTCCTCTTTTCCACTCGCATCTTCGTTAGTAAATCGAGGAGTTCTGCCCGGTGACCTCGTAGTGGCCAATAGTCTAAACGGGGATTCAGAGGTATTTCGCCTTTAAAGGTAGCCTTGGCCACTCGTTTAAGTCGATCCGTACCAAAGAACTTCTTCAGCTCGAAGTCTAGGTAAAGCACTGTACTCTGCTTAACCGGCATCCCCAGCCAAGGCATCCCATTGGATGCGGCGATGGCCAAGTTAATGAGTGACCATGTTTTACCGGCTTTCGATGACCCCGAGATAATCATCTTACATCCTTCGTGCAGACATCCCTCGATAATCTCTTCAAGCTCGTTGGCGGGATTTGTGGCGAACTCCATGCACTGACCAAAAGACATAATGTCAGGTAGTGGCTTGGGATCGTCATTCCTCACCTCGATGGATCGGTTGGGCATATTCGTGACAGTTGGGCTGTCGAGCATATATTCCAGTTCGATGGCTTTAAGCTGTGCTTTATAGTATGGATCGTTTTCAGGTCTCATCTTTATTATTTGGTTTTATGTTATTTTTGATTAATGTTAAAATTATTTGGGGCTTTAAATTTATGTCATTTCTGACAAGCAAAACAGCATCCCCTTCGGCTAACCGGTCAGCCATATGCATCGCTTTAACGGGCTTAATTCCTAATTTAATAAACCGTCGTACGATGGTTGCTTTGAGGAGAGTATTAATCATTCCCGCCAAAATAGAATGGGTTGAATGGCGGAATACTTCTCACCCTTCTCAGTCTTCGGCTTACGGGTTCCCCAAGGCAGTCGGACTAAACCGAGGGGTGAATTATAAATCGATGGATCGGCACCGAGCTTCATACTCATATGTTTAAACTGCTCGGCTTTACCAGGTATCCAATCGAACCAGCAATGTAAAGACTGGCCTCCTGAATCGACTATCATCTTGAGCGGGCAGATTGCTTCGAGGGCAAGTGCCGGTCCAATCTGATCAGCCTTCGTCCAAGTCGGATCGTCAATCTCGTGGACTAGATACATTCGCTCACCGGCATTCTCTTTTTGCCGAGGACCGATATCCTTGAATGGATTGTAAGAAATAAATTCCATCTGCCCTACCCCTTGACTGATCCCCCAATCGCCCGCTGACTTAATCATGGTATTATATTTATCCGCCTGGATGTTTATCCACTGGTCAGACTTGAACAGCTTGGAAACCGCCTCCGCCGCATTCAAAGGAATGGCGGCGGAGCGGAGTTGAAGCATTTCGAGATCCTCGGGTTTACCCTTTGCGTTTGTTGATATTCCGGTATCAATTGAAACTTTCTTGGTGGGACTGATAATCTTCTCACCTGACAGGATTTGATACGCACCGGCCAGAGCATTTCGGATCTCGTTCGGCTGAAGTGGTCGGCGGGTAAATTCTTTTGCGACCTCGATGCAATAATCGTGAGCCTTTTCAAAGTCCGATTGATGCATGGCGGCACGGAGGGTAAGGCGGGCAATAAAGGTATGATGGCCAAAGTCTCCTTGCGGGAGCCGGTCGAAGAACCCCGCCATATCTGCTGATAGGATTGCCATTTAGTCGGAACCCTCGCCCTCTATAAACTGTGCAATGTAATCAGTTAGCTTACCTATCGCCTGAGACTCTATCC